CTTCTTCATATGCAGAACCTACTCCTGATGCTAACCTTAAAAGGAGATTGTTAAAGGTAGCAAAATTTCTATCAAGACTTAAACCTTGATTGGAAAGATTTTCAATCCTTATTCTGTGTCTTTTATTGAATTGAGAAGCATGTTTTTTAGGTCTCGTTAGTGGGATAAAACCAGATATAGAAACACTTTGTAAATATGAGAAACTGTAATCTTTTGTAGTAGTGCTATTACCTCTTATTATTTCATCTTGTGTAACCAGTTCATCTTTAAGTGATGCGACTTTAGCCAGATAATGTGATGCTTTAGCTAAAGTGAGATTACCTAGATTTACATCTTTGAGAATTATATTGCCTATAGGTCCTGTTATTGTAGTTAAAAGTGTTGATATAACGGGAATTCCTCCTAAAAATACACTTTTATTAATCAATGATTTGTCTTCTTTTGAGTATTGGTACCATCGTCTCCATTGGTCTGTTGTAAAAACAACGTTTAATAATTGGATTACCATGGATCCTAGGTATGTACCACCTGCAGCTAAATATTGAGCAGCATGACTCACTGCACTACTTATGTCTTCAATAAATTCAGAACCATTACCAACATCTAGTTTTGAAATTCTTTGTTTTAAATTTGGTGTATAAAGTTTACCAGCAACATAAAAATCCGAGTTAAATTCTCCTATCATAGTATTATATGTCGACTTGCTCTCAGACCTTAATATGTTAAATAACATGCTTAAAGCTTGAATAGAGTAATATAGTGTTATTAATGTTTTGTCTAGTCTTTGGGATCTTAATAGTTGTATTGCACGTACACTATCATCAGAAGTGACTCTAGTTATAATCTTTTCTACTATACTGTGATTTCTAAGATAATCTTCTTGTTCAACGCTAAGAATTGAATGATATACTGAGCTAGTTTCATGTAGTATACCTTGGCACATTCCCCAACTAAAAACTTGACCATATTGACCTAGTAATACTCTAGCTTGAATCTTTTCTATAAAAGAACCCATTGTTCTGTTAGGATTAAATCTCACATTTTCAGATATAAATTCTATTACTGATTCAGGATATTTAGCAATCTTATTATCAAACTTTCTACATACACTTTGAGAGAATAATTGTATTGCCTTATTATCTAAATAGAACACATGTATCATAGCATAAAAGGTCACTACTAAATGATTTGGTCCCCACCTTTTTTGGTCATTGTTATCATAAACACAAACTCTCTCTGCTGAATTCCAGTTTATGGTTTGTTCTATTACCTTTTGAAAATCTAATTGTTTAGATGGGTTCTCTAAAACATTATTTGGAAAGCATGGTGAAATTGCTCTACTAACTTCTTCTAGAAATTTTGCTCCTATTCTCATGTCATAATTACATACTGAGATTTCTCTTTGACCTTTTTGATCTTTATGTACTATTCTATAAGAATATGTTGTGCTTCTTACAGATTGAAAGGCTATTAAAGTTAATAAGGATACACTCTTAAATTCTAATGTTTTTATAATTTTTCTTTGTTTATCTTTACCTTTATTGAAATCTTCAACTATAACTTTATAATCTACAAGAATGCCTTCTAGTATAGAACTTGCACTACGAATTGACTGTTTTTCTCTAGTGGGTATGGCTCCTTTCATTGCGCCTCTTGTGGTACATATATCTATAATACTAGATTTAAGTCTAGTTTGAAGGGCCATTTCATCAATACTTTCTTCTTCAGATCTAATTAGAAATACAGCAAGTAAGTATGTAATAGAATAACAATACCTTTTCTGTTCACCTGTAGCGATATTGAAACAGTAATCTAACTCTGCTTCTTTTTTTGTAGTTAGTAGTTCTCTTAGATCTGTCACATCATCATCATATGCAGATAAACTTATACCTAACACTTCATTTGGAAAGCTCTCATATCTTTTTTTGAATACATTCTCTTCATCTAATAGTGCATCAAAACAAAGTGATGCTGATATAGCGTCATTATATTTGTATTTATTAAATACGTTGCATATGTAAAAAGATGATATCGAATAATTAAAATCTCTTACATAACTACTCTCATGTGGGAAAGCAACACTTAAAACTTCACCTCCAAATCTATCTTTCTGTCTAATTAAATTTAATTTTCCTTTGTTTTTAAGTGAAAATAGTAGAGCTGACATTTTAAGGAGACGTATACAGTAAACTATCTCAAAAATGTTCCTTGGTCTGTAATTATCAAATTTAGATAATATTTCCGAAGGTTTAGTATTCCTCCCAGTTGTTGATATGTACAGATATCTACATTGTTCAGATACCACTGCAAATTGATCTCTATTTACATTTGATATTAAATATGCTAATAGTAAATGTGATTCAACAGTTATGTCATTTTGTGGAACATCTTGAATTCTTTCTTTATTTTCTGATAACCAGGTTGACAAAGAGATAACAGTCATGTATTTTCTTAGTGCCCAGCTTAAAGTATTTCTATTAAATGCTTCTGATTCTGATTGTATGATTTTATCATGAGAACATTTATAAGCTCTAAAAAGTGAATTACTATAATTTTCTCTATTTAATGATGAATAAAAAACAATATAGAATGCATTAGTGAAAGAATCTAGGGTACTATTTGACTGTCTTAGTATTACAGATCTATAGTTAGGTGTAAATACTAATTTATAATTAGAACCTTTAGGAGTTGCATTAAGAGTTGTATCAAAACTTTTAGCTATCTCAGCCTCATGTTCTAGTACATTTAATGTAATAGTATTTCTCATTGCACTTATATTAGTTCTTATAACTCTAAGAGCTGTTAGATCAATATCTGTAACACCTGTTTCTATAGAACTGTCAATAGTTTTAATTAGTTTATCAGTATAGGATTTAGAACTATGTGCGCTTTTAACTGATAATGCTTCCTCATATAAGATGTTGAATTTGTCTTCCGAATTATAACCAGTACCTTGTCCTTGTATATCTTTAAGAAAATATGCTTCATTTATATTAACATTGAGATGTTCACCTGAAGTTCTTTTTATTGCTCTTATGAGATTTCCATCTATAAATTCAGGATTAAAATAAATAGTAAAGTCAACATCAGATGAACATGATGCTGTTAAGATTGTATCCTCTGGAGAGAATATGGAATTAGGTCTTTTAACTTTTTCTATCTTAAAATCTTTTGAGACTTTGAAGAAACCAGAATTATGACCTTGTCCTAGTACTAAGTTCAAAGACTTGAGTATAGGATTAACAAGAAAATCTTCTGGAATTTTTCGTTTCTCTATTTTTTCGACTTCACAAGGATAATATCTATAGAGCCATTTTTTCACATCAGATTCTTTTAATAGTGAGTCTAGTCGTCTTATAAGGTTCTGACATTTTCCTGGGAATTTATTCTTATCAAAGCTATAATTCATGAAAGTTCTAATTGCTTCTGGATTGTTTGCTCTTATTACACTTGCCATACTCTGATCATAGTTATCTTCAATAACGGTTCTATCATTATCTGATTCTAGTGTTGATTTGAATTGATGATTGTTTAGTTTAGCATAAAAGTCACTTAAAAATGATTTAGATAATTCCCTTAAATTTCTAGCTCTAGCTGGTGTGACACTATCTATTATTTTATATGTTCTATCAAATTTTGATTCTACCATTGCTATACCTGATTGACAATTAAAGATCTTAGGTTTATATACTTGTACTCCTGGTATAACTAGAAAATCATATCCAAAAGATCTGAGTTCTAACTCTAGTTCTTCTGAAATACTAGTCATTTTCTTTAATTTGTCTTCTTGTCTGTAAGCTGATGATGTAAAGTCTATAGCAGTTAAAGAACCATCAGGATTTTCTATAAGTAAATCAAAATCAGTAGTTGTTCCATATTTACTTATACCTTCAATACCTCTTATAACTGATATGTCAGCAGAACAGTAATCTAGTATTGCATAAAAATGTGCTAATCTTGCTGACAGTCCATCATCTGGTGCTATCACAAGTCGATCAACTATTTTAGATGGTAACAAATCAAATAGGGGTATTAAACTGTCAAAGGATTTAACTCTGTTTAATACAGTTTTTATTTTATCTATACTTTCAATTAGGTTTCCGAACATGTCGCTC